CGCTCCTACATTAACATGGGAAACTGCATCTTTAAACAATGCAATGTCCATAACTAGTGCTACGGATATATCAGCTCAAAATGCAGTGCTTGTTGTTCAAACTAATACGGCATATAATGGATTCTTCATCGAAACATCATCATTTAAAGTAACTGCAGACGCCCTAGGAACTAGATTGTCAGATGGCCTTAATCCTAAAATGCACATATATTTATCCGGGTCTGCATTTTCATATGATTCAACAGATTACTTCAATCAAGAATTTTCTAGAACGTTTGGTAAACGCATCGGCACATTAGAAGTTACATCGGACTCACAACGGTTTGACGATGCGGTATTTAATTTTGAATCAGATCGAGAAGGTGATGGTGCATTGCTATTTGTTATAGAATCGGGCCAATGGCAAATTGCAGATGTAAGAACAACAACAGATAATGATGCTGGATATTCTCCTAACTATACAAGAATACGTTCACTCATTAATACTCCACATAAAGCAAACAATCAAATTTCATTTAAAGTAGAATACTACAATGTTGCTGGAGTAAAGAGTAAACAAGAATCATATCTTTACAACAAATCATGGCAAGGTGGTAATCGTTACATTGATGGAGATTATTCAATGCTTACCGGTTCACTTTATGTTGCTGACACATTAGAATCTGGCATTGCAATTTCTGGATATTCAAATTCAGGATTTGTTAGGTCATTAGGATATGATGGATTTGATTCAGGATTTCCTGGATTCTTGCTTTGGAGTGGATCTGCTCTTAACGGTCAATTAACAAAAGGTGCAGTTACATACAGCGGTGTTGGTTTAGAACTTTATCTTAATACCGCTAGCTATTTTAGATATTCTACTGCTGATGATGAAATTTATGTTGCAACTCAAAATTTCTTTTTCGGAGATCCTAATGGAACATATATTAGCGGAAGCAACGGGCAATTGGAAATTTCATCTAGTGGATTTTTCTTAACTGCAGATGGCGATGTTACAGCATCATCAATTGTTACAGTTAGTTCAAATGGTACTGTTTTATTTGATTCTAACAGCGAATATGCAGATGGATTAAATATCGGTCGTGTTGTATACTTTAATAGAGATGAATATATAACATCTAGTGTTGATTTAAATGCTAGTCCGCAAACTGCATCTATATTTGAAACATTTATTTTACCAGGTGAAACTAGAATGCAAGTTTCTTTCATGTATGAATTTACACCAGCTGTCTCAGCAGTCGGTATATTACGTGGAGAATGGTATATTCAATCAGCTAGCATCACTGGTTCCGGAACGCCTACTGGTTATAATGCATGGAGTACTCCAAAAGTGTTCTCCGGCACAATTCAAATTTCAGATATTCCAAATGTTGCAACAGATGGCGGTTCTAGAACGATAACAATCGGTAGTAATACCACACCGCCAGCTGGAGTTAATTTTACTCAATTTCAAGGATATTACGTGCGTATATATTTAGTTGTAGACCGAAGTAATCCAGGCGATGTAGGTGATGTATTAAAAATGAAAAGTTTTGTATATCGAACTAGTAGATCTATAGGTGGAGCAACGAGTCCACCATTAACACCAGTAGGCCCAACATCATAATAATTATTCAATATATTTATACTAAAAGAATTATATGAACAATATAACAACGTTATTTCCAGGAGGATTTAAACCACTAACGGGAGCACATTTAGCATTAGCTCAACGTTATGCTGAATTACCTAATGTAGATCGTGTAATTTTACTAATAGGGCCAAAAGACCGAGATGGTATTACACGAGAAAAAACCATGGAAATGTTCAACTTATTGAATTCAAATCCGCAAATTGAAATACAACCTACTCAATTCAATTCTCCTATCATGGCTGCATATGAATACTTATTTGCATTGCCGCAAGATGCAACAGGTAATTATGCTATGGCTGCATCTGCTAAAGGAGATGATTATGTTAGAACTAAAGATTTCGTTTCTAATGTAGATAAATACCGAACCATTGGAGATAAGTCCGGCCGTACAATACCGCAAGGTGTTAATGCAACGGAATTAAGTGTCGATGTTGATCCATTAACATATCGAGATGGACAACCTATTTCAGCAACCACAGTACGCCATGCATTGCAAAATGGAAATTATGAATTATTTCGTGCTTCATATCCCGAACAATCAGATTCAGAAGTACGTAATGTTTGGCAAATATTAAATCAAGTTCAAGAATCTAAAACATGGATTGATGAATTGCAAGAAGATGTTCTACGTTTTTTAGAAGGATATATGGATCCGAAAACTGCTGCAAAACATCAACATAAAATTTCAAAACTAAAAAAATTCTTAGATTCAAATTTTGGTAAACCTTTTACATATGATTTTGATGAATTTGAAAAAACGGTATTAGGTGTTCCATTAACTGAAGCAATACAAATGCTTAAAGAAGGCGGAGCAGCAGGTCATATGGCGCATCCATATGATGATCATGCATTATCTTTCGGAGATATGAAAGAAATTGTAGCACGTGCATTATCCGGTCGTTTAGATATTGAAGAAGCAGTTACTGAAAAAACTGATGGACAAAACATACAAGTTACTTGGAAAAATGGTCAACCTGGATTTGCTCGTAATAAAGGAACCATAATCAATCCAATGACTCCTGATCAATTGATTGCAGATTTTGAAAGAAAATATCAAGAAACGCTTCAAAAGAATGGAGAGAAAGCTGCTGCTGGATATAAATCAGTTGTAGATGCATATCGTGCATGTGCAGAAGATTTAACTAATGCATTAACAAAACTACCAGCAGATACATTGTCTAAAATATTTAAAAACGGTCGAGTATTTGCAAATATGGAAATCATTTTTCCTGCAACACGCAATGTTATATCATATGATAAAGCACATCTTCAATTTCATAATCTAGTTGAATATGATGAATCTGGAAATCAAGTTGAAACCGATTTAGCCGGCGGTGGTATGCTACAAAAAATCATACAAGATGCAAATGCTCACTTACAAAAAACATTTTCATTTATTCCTCCGCAAAGAATCAAAATAGGTCGAATTTCAGATTTTGAAGATCAACAAGCAGCATTTTTTAATGAAATAGATCAATTACGAAACAAATACAACTTGCAAGATACAGACTTAGTTTCAGAATATCATAGAGCATGGTGGGCAGATGTAATTCGAACAAAAGCTCAAGAAATGGGATATGAAATTCCAGATGATATATTAACAATTTTAACTAATCGTTGGGCATTTAATGATAAAAGTACCAATATATCCGTAGTCAAAAAACAAATTGAAAATGCAGATTTTGCTAATTGGGTAACCGAATTTGATAAAAAAGATTTTAAAGTTTACCAAAAACAAAACATGGAGCCGTTTGAAACAATATTTTTACGGTTAGGTGCGGTAGCATTACGTAATGCAGAAAATTTCTTAGCAGCAAATCCATCAGCATCGGTTCAGCAAATCAAACAAGAAATGGCAGAATTAATCAAAGATCTACAAACGAGTGGTGATGAAGCAACCGTAAAAAAATTAGAACATGAACTTCGACGCATACAACGTCTAGGAGGATTTGATGCAATAGTACCATCAGAAGGTGTTGTATTTGTATACGGTGGGCATACATACAAGCTCACAGGTTCATTCGCGCCAGTTAATCAAATTTTAGGAGTATTGAAATACGCACGGTGATATATTTATATTATATTATAGAAAAATAGGATAATCCAATGTCTGAAAAACACAAAAGCAAATACAAAAAACCAGAAAATAAAAAACCTACATATCGTAAAGATTTAAAAGATTATACATTAGACGATAAAGAAGGAAAATTGAATCCAAAATCTACAGGCGAAAAGCAAAGCAATGTTTTACGTAAAACTGATAAAACGGTTGTAGATGATGGCAAGTATGATGTTAAATATAATTCAGATGATCGTCTTTACAAAGATTTAGAAGATGGTGAATATGATCCGAAGCATGCATCTAAGGTCATGAAAAAGCGTCAAGAAAAAGATGAAAAAGATAATGCTAAAAACATCAAAGATCGCATAGAAAACTTAACAAGAGAACAAAAAGAACGTTTAGTTCGTGAATACGTTAAAAGAAAATTTATTTCGGCACTATTTGAACAAGCCCCTCCTGCCCCGGAAGAAGAAATACCAGCAGAAGAAGAAACTCCAACTGAACCAACTCCACCTGCAGATGCAACAGCTCCAATTGATACAGCAGCTGAACCAACACCTGCACCAACTGAACCAGCTCCTGCTCCAACAGCCGATGTAACTGCAGCAGAACCTGCACCAGAAACAGCAGCAACACCTGCACCTGCAGCACCAGCAGAAGAACCGGAAGCAGAGACGCCAGAAGAAAAAGCTAAAGAAGATATTGCAAAACAAAAGATTGCATTGAAATATTGGGAAGAAATGTTAGGAAGTCAAACAGGTCCTAATAGTTTAGTTGATACAGGATTTGATCCATTAGCAAAAGCATTAGGAAATTTAAGTTCTAAAGATTTACGTTTAGCTAAAATCATGATTTTACGTAGATTAAGTAAAATTCATCCAGCTAAAACCAAAGAACCCGTAAATAATAAACCAGAATAATTTATGTCAAAAAACAAGTTACAAAACATCAAAGCCCTTCAACAAATGTTAGAAGGCAACCACAAGTTTCAAACAAAAAAGACAACGGGCTTTTCCGATGCTAAAGAAACTTCTAAACGCAATGAACGTCATGAAGTTGGCGATATATGGGAAGAAACTGATGCACACGGCAATGTATATGTTATAGAACAACGAGAAGGATTTCGTGTACGTAAAACAAAAAATTCAGATGTATTTCAAGAGATACGAGATGAATTAAAGGCTTTTCCGAAATGTCGCAAAGACACATGTACATGTTTAACACCAAATCATTTAGATGAAAAAATGCGTAAATTTAACGGAATGTGTTATGATTGTACGATCGAATTCGAACATGAAATGCGCAAAGCTGGAACATATGAAGCATATGAACGCGAACGTATAAAACAAAATGCATTAGCTTGGTTACAGACAGCAGAACAAGATTTAACTGTTTTAAAACAAACATATACAGAAGCAGCTAAATTTGTTACTAATGCAGACGGTGAAACGGAAACATATGCAGCTCGAATGACACCAGAAGAATTTAATGAGCGCGTTGAAGAACAATTCAATAAATTTAAAACAAGATTTTTATCAAGAATAAACGGAGAAAACAATGAAAACGATTAAAAAATATTGGGCATTGATAATTGGCGGAATTTTAGCACTTTTAGGCTTAACTGCATATTTCGGTAAGAAAATATCAAAAAAGAAAACGGATAAGCTTGATGATGCAATTGATCAGAATAACAAACAAATAGATATTAATGCTGGAAAGATTGATGTAATTGATGATATCAAACAAGATATTAAACAAGATGTTGTAGAAGTTAAAGAAGATATAGCAGATTTAAAACAAAAAAAGCAAAACATTTCTACAAAAAAACCTAAATCTGTGAAAGCTGCTAAAGATAATATACTTAGCAAAACAACCAAGAAAAAAACTTCGAAAAAGAAATAGTTATGAAAATATTAATTGTTATATTATTAGCATTCGTTCCGTTTTTTAGTTTTACGCAAACAGAACTTCCAGATACATGTTTTACTGAAGAAGAAGTGTATGCTATATCACAAACATTAGATTCACTCTGGTTAGCAGATTCATTGAATAATGCAATCATTTCTAAACAATATGATTTGATAAAAAGATATGAATCAATCATTCAATTAGATTCTTTACAATTAACGTATCAAAAACAACAAGTTGAATTGCTACAAAAAAACATCAATTTATATGTAGAACGCGAAAAACGAATTCAACCGAAGTGGTATGATAATAAAGCTATATGGTTCGGTACAGGAATTGTATCAACAATACTTACAGCAAAACTAATAGTAGATGTAGTTAAATAATGGCTCAACAACCAAACATAAAACAGATCATTCAACAACAGTACGCAATGTGTGCTAAAGATCCTGTTTTCTTTATGCGTCAATATTGTTATATTCAACATCCTAAAAAAGGAAAGATTAAATTTAATTTATTTCCATTTCAAGAAACATCATTGACAGAACTTCGAGATAATCGATACAATGTTATTTTGAAATCACGTCAGTTAGGTATATCAACTTTATCTGCTGGATTTGCCCTTTGGTGCATGTTGTTCAAAGAAGATTTTAACGTATTGGTTATTGCAACTACACAAGAAGTAGCAAAAAATCTTGTTACTAAAGTGCGTGTCATGCATGATAACTTGCCTAGTTGGTTAAAGGGTAATATTGAAGCAGACAACAAACTTTCTCTTAAATTCAAGAATGGTTCACAAATTAAAGCAGTATCATCTGCAACAACCGGTGCACGTTCAGAAGCATTGTCTCTTTTAATCATTGATGAGGCTGCATTTATCCGGAACATTGAAGAAATATGGATAGCATCACAAGCAACTCTATCAACTGGTGGTGGTGCAATAGTTTTATCAACTCCTAATGGTGTAGGTAATTGGTTTCATCAAACATGGGCTGATGCAGAAGCTGATATCAACGGATTTCATACAATCAAATTGCATTGGACAGTTCATCCAGAACGAGACCAAGCTTGGCGTGACCAACAAACACAGCTTTTAGGTGAAAGAGGTGCTGCGCAGGAATGTGACTGTGACTTTATTTCGTCTGGTCATACTGTAATTGATGGTTCTATATTAATGGAATATGATGCACAATGCACTGAGCCTATTGAAAAACGTGGATATGATGGTGCATATTGGATTTGGGAATATCCGGATTATGCAAAAGATTATATAGTAGTAGCAGACGTCGCACGAGGTGATAGTAGTGACTGGTCTGCATTTCATGTAATTGATGTGCAAAACGTAACACAAGTAGCAGAGTTTAAAGGAAAGATTCCTCCTAATGAATTCGGAAATATGCTTGTAACAGTGGCAACGGAATGGAATACCGCATTGCTAGCAATAGAAAATGCAAATATAGGTTGGGCTGCAATTCAACCAGCAATAGATAGAAATTATCCAAATCTACATTATACATATCGAGAAGATGGTTATACAGATGCAGAAGTTCAACTCAAAAAGAACTATGATATGCAAGACAAATCAAAAATGGTTCCAGGTGTTTCAACAACAAGCCGAACACGTCCATTAATGATTTCTTCTTTGGAAATGTATATGCGTGAACGAACTCCAGTAATACGAAGCAAACGACTCATACAAGAATTGTTTGTGTTTGTATGGTTGAATGGAAAAGCTCAATCACAGACAGGTTATAATGATGACTTGGTAATGTCATTCTGTATTGGATTATGGTTACGAGATACAGCACTTCGGCTTCGTCAGCAAGGAATTGATTTAAATAAACGAGCAATTTCCAATTTCCGAAGAACTGACACTAGCATCTATACCAATAAAAACCAACGACCAGATTCCGGATGGTCATGGAACAATGGGTTTAACGACGAAAATTTAACCTGGCTTCTTTAATTGTCTATATTTATATTAAAAAAATAATATGGCGTCACTTAGAAAACGTTTAAATAATTTATTCAATACCAATGTAATTGTACGTGCATATGGTAAAGATCGGTTACGTGTTGTAGATACAAATCATCTTCAATCAGCCGGTAACTTAAATCAAACTAAAATTGCTGACCGTTATACCAGACTGCATGGTGCAAACCGTCATCGTGTTGGTGGTATGGGTGGTTATGATTCTAACTATTATATGCATCAAAACCGTATGCAGTTGTATACGGATTATGAAATGATGGATAAAGATCCTATTATCAGTGCAGCATTAGATATTTATTCAGATGAATCAACCTTAGCAGATCAGTTTGGAGATGTACTAACAATCAAAACCAACAAAACCAACATTCAAAAGATACTTTATAATTTATTTTATGATGTATTGAATATTGAATTTAATCTTTGGCCATGGATTCGTAACATGGTAAAATATGGAGATTTCTTTTTGAAATTGGATATTGCAGACGAATTAGGTGTTATTAATGCACGTCCATTTTCAAGTTATGAAGTAGAACGTTGGGAAGAGTTCGACGAAGAATCAGGTGATTATAAAATTAAATTTCGTCATGCATCTAGTCCTAACTTAATGTATGATGTATTTGAAGTAGCACATTTCCGAATGCTGTCTGATTCAAACTTTTTACCATATGGCCGTTCCATGTTAGAAGGAGCTCGTAAAGAATTTCAAAAACTAACAATGCTTGAAGATGCAATGCTTATTCACCGCATCATGAGAGCGCCGGAAAAACGTATTTTCAAAATTGATATTGGTAATATTCCGCCGAATGAAGTTGATACATTCATGGAACAAATCATCAACAAGATGAAAAAGATTCCACACGTTGATCAAAATACAGGTAACTATAATCTTAAATTCAACTTGAACAACATGTTAGAAGATTACTATTTACCAGTTCGTGGAGGTCAATCATCTACAGCAATTGACACATTACCTGGAATGCAGTTTACCGGTATTGATGATATTGAATATGTGAAAAACAAAATGATGGCTGGTTTAAAAATACCTAAATCATTCTTAGGTTATGGTGAAGCAGTTGAAGGTAAAACTACATTAGCATCATTGGATATTCGTTTTGCCCGAACTATCGAACGAATTCAAAAAATAGTTTGTTCAGAATTATACAAGATAGCAATAGTTCATTTAGCTACTCAAGGATACGAAAATGAAGATTTAGTTGGATTTGAATTAGAATTAACAGCACCTTCAATCATATATGATCAACAAAAAGTTGCATTGATGACTGAAAAAATGACACTTGCAACTAGCATGAAAGATTCTAAATTAGTTTCAGACAAGTACATTTATGAATATATCTTCAATATGTCAGAAGAACAATGGTTAGAAGAAAGAACCAATGTTATTGAAGACTTGAAACTTAGATTCCGTCAAAATCAAATTGAACAAGAAGGAAATGATCCATCAGTAACAGGAGTGTCATATGGAACGCCTCATGATTTAGCTTCAATGCATATGAGTTCTGATGAAGTAGAAGAAAAAGACAAAGGTGGTCGTCCGAAAGAAGGAATTAAATTTGGTCAACATAAAAATGCATTTGGATGGGATCCGACAGGCAAAAAAGAAATTGATCAAGCATTTGATGTTAACAATCAGAAAACAGCATTTTTAGCAGATCCTCGTCGAGAAAGAAAATTAGATATGGCATCGGAGAACATTGTTAAAGCATTACAAAAAACTAAGAAAACTAAGCAACGAAATGTGATAC